TACTTTCTCTGATTTATTTGTGGTCGTAAGTCCTTATGTACCAACGACTTAGGGCTTGTGGATAACCTGTGGATAACCCCATGTAGAGAAGCCAGCGGAAAATATCGCGTTGGTGGGACTCCTATGTACGGCTACGCGACCCATAGATACTTATACATATATTATTGGTTGAGTTAAAAAACTTTAAGGGACTCCTACTTGTTTTAAAGGGACTCCTAAAAAATAAAAAAATTTAAACTATTCTAGATTTACCCTATATAAAATATGAGTAATTTCGGAAATATTCCTACGAGTAACCCCCCTGTGTTTGGTAATAATCCAGCAGTAACATCAGAATCTTGTTATCATATGTTTATGGTTTCTATTTTATGGCAAAACCACGGGGCGCAGGGTGGGCTAGCCAACCTCAGAAGAGCACTGCCGCAGACATCGACCAGGATGATTCCTAAGTTTAGTGGCTCTATAGTTAAATTTTGTTTTTGTGCAACTGAAGATGCTATAAAGGAACTCAAGAGTGATCTAAGGAAACACTTTCCTGCGTCTATAAATTTAAAACCATATGAGCTTGGTCAGAGCGGGAATGCAGCAAGGGTAATGGGTTATGAACTGACTACACGGGATTGTGACTGCGGTTGGCCTGGGCCTGGTGATTGTATAGGTTTTGAAGAGATGGACATACTGGGTCCAGGAGGACGGCCTGTGGATATAAATACTGGATCCTGGGTTACTTCAACTGGTGATATTCGACAATTCCCAGGTGGTGGAAGGAAAGAAATTTTACAAGATATAGTTAATACAGAAAGAGGAAATTCTCTTCCATGTTGTAAGAAATCTAGTAGTAGTGGTAGGAGTAGTGGTTCTTATACAAGCCGCCCAAACTAATCTAAATACAATATGGATAATAATATAAGAAAATTCGGAACAAATGATAATATTGGAAGTTTTGGTGGTCCTCCAACTAATAGCACTACATCTTTAGGGGATGATAAGTGTTATAGGATGGAACGCTCATATGAGCTTGTATTAACACGAAATCCTATTGTGGGACCTTATGATATAGTAGCAGAAAGGGGCTGTAATTGGAATATTCAATGGGCTAATAATAATAAAATTACAGAAATACCCCTACATGGCGATTTGGGACCAGTAATTGTTGACGGGGGGCTTGCACCCCCTCTCCATTGTAGCGAACTCAACTGTCCTCCTACTCTTACAGAGACTGGACCTACAATTACCGTTACAAACTTAGCAGGGGGTCTAAATACCCCTGGTCCCCATTCAACAACTCCTATGCCCGACTTTGCCGAGGTTTGTAAACGCGACTTTGGGAATGCTTGGTTTGATATGGAGATGAAAATAAAGTGGAAGTATAAAAAGATAGTTACAGGATGTTCAGATGTTATTAGATCCCACATTTGGCCTTTGACACCAGATGTGGGTAGCTTATGGAGTTTTGCTAATGATCTTTTTTGTCTCCCTCAGTCACTAACTCCAGATCCAGATGGTTTGGAGGAGGATGCTGAAAATACTTGGAAAAAAATTCTTGCTTGTCTGTGCGAGATTGAAAACGAACCCGATCCTGCAAAGAAAAGAAAGAAGGAAGAAAATCTCTTTAAGAACATAAATAACTGTGCTGAAAAGTGGAATAAAAATGCTAGTCCGCTGGATCAACGAATAGCTTTGTTTGGTCCAGGGGCTTCTGGACCCCAAGTGTGGCAAAGTGATGAGGCTATAGAGGATTTGACGAGTATAAAATATCAAGAATGCTTATCAGAGGTTGAGGACTTTTGTGCTGATCCTAAGTAGTTGAAAAAAAAATTGGAACAAAAACCTTCAAGATCTCCTACATATATTGTGTGAGGTAATTTATAAATGGGACAATCACCTATGGTAGACGGAAAAGGATACATTGATGTAAACTCTGCCTTAAGGCTTAAAGAAGCTGAAGGTAGAGTTGAAGTAGATAAGTTACAAGCTGAATCTGATGCTAAGTTTAGAGAACTCCTAATTAAAGAAAGTGCCAAAGAAACAGCTTCTAAGCACCTAGCAAAGTTTGCAGGGTTATATCTATTAATTCTAGTCCTAGCCTTTATTGGAAGTATTAAATTCATTCCATCAGAAAGTATTGCGGTCGTTGCAGGACTCATCACATTGGTCGTGACAAATCTAAGTACAATTTTAAAAGGGATCGTAGAAAATGGTCAAGGCAAAGAAGAAGAATTACCAGGAGGTAAGAAATGAATCCTTTATGGGCTATATTTTTCAAAGACAGGTTTAGAACACCCTTCTCAGCTTACAGGATGAGCCTAGCAGAGATTGTGGTTTTATTAGGGATTGTTGTAGGTGTTGGGTATGGGGTTTATGAGGGAGTTTCCAGGATCATTGATCTAGAAGGAGATTCTCCTATCGTTAATGATAAATAAAAAAAACAAAGGATACAACAACAAAGGACCTAGATACTTTGATAAGTTAGGTCATCTTAAAAAGAAAATTCAAAACTTCTTGAGACTAGAATCTAAAAGAAAACGCAGTAAGAGGATAAATCATGGATAGAAACGAAGGAAAACTAAGAGCAAGACTTGCTAGAGCAAAGGGAGGACATCGTAAGGTCCTCCAAGGTAGACTAGATGCTATGATGGCACAAAGAGGAGAGGTTGAAGCTGCTCCTGCCCCTGCTCCTACGCCAGTAGTTAAGAAAAAACCTGCTAAAAAGATTAGCAAGAAAAAATAGACCAACAACAGAGACGGTGCTTGCGCCTTTCTGCGGTTTGGGACTTCGCACCTACTCTCCATCACTACTGATGGAGAGTTTTTTTATACCTGTTAGTCCTTTATTTCTAATGGAAGCTCATTATTTGCGATAAATGCCTCTCTATTCTTGTGCCAAGAGTCTCTTCCTACTAATTCTCCTCTAGAATTATGTACGATGTCCAATTTCAACACTCTATTAGTAAATCCTTGAAGAAATGCTTGGGAAGTGTAGTGAATATCATAAAAATCCCACTCTCCTTCGAAGTATTTCGGTTTTTTTAAGCCTATCTCATCTATAACTCGGCGTTTTGCTGCTAAAAATAGCCCGTCAAGCACAACAACATCTCCTGGAGGGCCATAATAAGTTTTATATTCTTTTCCTGTGGGGTCTACATGAATTACTTCTCCTCGATGCCTACCCCGTTGCCATCTAGCCTGATCCCACCAGACAGAATCAGGCCCCAACTCCATTGTTCCTGCTGGTCCGACAAACCCCATCTCAGGAGGAGACAAAGATTCTTTTAGTTTAGAGACAAACTCTTCTGGCTTTTCTCTAATTTCAATATCATCATGGCAGAATATTGTTATGTCTTCTGGATTTGGGTTTATTTTATCAAAAGCACCCTCATAAGCCAAAAATAAAGATTTTGCACCAGAAATGATGTATACCTTGATGTTACAGGCACACAAAAAGGAAACTAATTTGTTTGTAGTTGGAGATACATTATTCCTATCTCTAGTACATATAACAGCGTGTATGTTCATATACTATAATATAATAAGCAAACGCAGTTTTTATGGAAAATCAAAGATTATTAGATGAATTTAAGAGATGTTCTGAAAGTCCTCTGTATTTTATCTCCAATTATATCAAAGTTACGCACCCTATTCGTGGTCTTGTCCCATTTAAACTATATGCGTTTCAAGAAAGAATTCTTGAAAATTTAGAAGAAAATAGGTTTAATATACTTCGTAAGTTCCGTCAGGCTGGGTGTACTACAATTGCAGCCGCTTATTCCTTGTGGATGATTATTTTTCAGAAGCATAAGCAGGTTGTTATTCTTTCTAAGGGTGATGCAGAATCAACAGAAGTTTTAGACAGGATTAAGCTTATGTATGATGAGCTTCCTTCTTATTTAAAGCCAGGGATTCAAGAGGATAACAAGCACACGCTTAAGTTGATGACGGGTTCTACTATCAAGTCTAGACCCTCAGGTAAGCAGTCAGGTAGATCTCTTGCAGGATCTCTACTGATTATTGACGAAGCAGCGTTTATTGATAGTATTGATACCATTTGGGCTGCTGTATACCCTATTATCTCCACGGGAGGTAGAGCCTTTGTTTTATCTACTGTTAATGGTATAGGTAACTGGTATCATGAGGTTTACCAAAAAGCACTAACAGGAGGTAATTCTTTCAACCCTATTGATATCCGTTGGCAAGAACACCCTGAGTATAGTTATAATGAGAATTATAGTCATTTATACTCTGAGATGGCTGAAAAGGGGTTGGATATCCATAAGTGGGAAGAAACTACTAGGGCGAATATGCCCATGAAACAGTGGTTGCAGGAATACGAATGTTCCTTCCTTGGAACAGGAGACACTTATATTGAGGGAGCGGTTTTGAAGCAGATCTCCTCTCAAACAAGTGAGGAGTATTTCACCAAATACAACAATAGAATGCGTGTTTGGCAAGAGGCAAAACCCCACTATACATATCTTATTTCTTGTGATACTTCCTTAGGGCGAGATAGAGATTATTCAGCATTTCATGTGATAAATATGTACAATGGACAGCAAGTTGCAGAATTTTATTCTAATAGAACCCCTATAAATGATTTTGCTAAAATTTTATTTAATGAAGGTATGCTATATAATGTAGCGCACATCATTTGTGAGCGGAACACTATTGGAAATAACTTAATCGACTGGCTCTATAATATTTATGAGTATGAGAATTTGTGGGCTGATGACAAGGATGATCTTGGTTTTCAGGTTACAGCGAAAAATAGAGAAAGTATACTAGCAGAACTGGAAGAAGCAATTAGGACTGATTTAATTAAGATTAACTCGACCCGAACTTGTGACGAACTAATGACCTTCATTATAAACGAGAGTGGAAAGGTAGCAGCAGAGAGAAATCATCACGATGATCTCGTTATGAGCCTCGCCCTTGCTGTTCACGCTTATAAGAACTTATTAGATACAACTCCTCTTGAGTATGTGTCTACACTAGAAAAAGAACGGAAACCCTTAATGCCTAGTAAAAACTATAAGCATAGTTTCAAGACGGCATATGGTGGAATGACAGAGGAAGATTTCAAATGGCTGATGAAGTAGATGACGAATTGAATGACGAATTGAATGAAAGTGGTTATACTACTTTTGGTGGAACCGTTAACAGGGCAGGGGGATACTACACCCCTACAGGTCCCATAGGCCGCTTCTTTGCTAAATTCTTTGCAACTAAAGCTCAAATTCCTGTACAAAGAGCTATTGATAAAGGTAAAGTACTGCCTGAGACTGGGGACACTGTTGTTAGTACTGAGGTTATCAAAGATCAAGAGATTGATGGTGGTCCTGCTGTTGGAGGGGTTCAGAGAAACCCTATCCTTCCCCAACTGGAACTCAACAGGAGAAGACGCTACAAAGAATACGAAGAGATGGATGAATATCCTGAGATTGGTGCTGCGTTTGATATTTATGCTGATGATTCTTCTCAAAAAGGAACCAGATCAGAGCGTTGGACTATTAAATCCGAAAATGACTTGGTTGTTGATGAAATTAATACACTTTTTGAAAAAATTAATTTACATAGATTTCTTTGGGATATTATTAGAAACACTGTTAAATATGGAGATTGTTTTACTGAACTGGTTTTGGATGTTAATAAGCCCGAGGAAGGTATTAAAAAACTGAAAATCCTTAACCCTAACTGGATTCTCAGGGTTGAAAATGAATACGGGTATCTTAAAAAATTCCTACAAGAGATTCCTAATTTAGAGTCTCTCCAATACTCCGAAGTGGGACAATCCGAACTGGCTAGACCTGTTAAGTACATTGAACTGGATAAGCATCAAATTGTCCACTTCAGATTACACACTTCAGACCCAATCTTTTATCCTTACGGCAAATCTATTGCTGCCCTATGTCATCGCGTGTTCCGCTCTCTTAAGATGATGGAAGACGCGATGATGATTTATAGACTTTCACGGGCTCCTGAAAGACGCATTTTCTATGTTGATACAGGCAACCTTCCTACAAGTAAAGCTGAGATGTTTATTGAGAGGCTAAAGCAGAAGTTTAAGAAAGAAAAGTATTATAATACTCCTAAAGGGACTATTGATGCACGATTTAACCCAATGTCCATGGATGAGGATTTCTTTGTTCCAACGAAGAATGGAAGGGGAACTAAAATTGACACACTTCCTGGGGCAACTAACTTAGGGGAGATTGAAGATGTTAGGTATTACCGAGATAAGCTTCTCGCAGCGTTGAAAGTTCCTAAGGACTACCTTGTGGAGAAGGACAAATCCCCAGAACGAAAAGCTAACCTTTCTCAGCTTGATGTTAAGTTTGCCAGAACTATTCAAAGAGTTCAGGTTGACATTGAGGCTGGTTTAGAAAGTTTAGCTAAACGCCACTTACAATTACGAGGTTATCCTGCTGCTTTAATCAAAAAGCTAAGAATTTCTCTTCCTGAGCCTTCTGATATGTCTGCTAAGAGGAAGCTGGATATTGATGAGCAAAAAACCAGAGTTATCCAAGCTGTTCAAGGTTTGGCTCTTTTCTCTAAAGAATCTATCTATAGAGAGTTCTACGACATGACAGATGAAGAAATTCGAAGAATGCAGTCTGAACTTGAAGAAGATCAGCAGAAAGATCTGGAGTTGCAACAAGAACAGGCAGAAATAGGGGCTGAAGCTGGTGGTGGTGGTGCTGCTGGGGCTGGTCCTGCTCTTGGAGAGGCTGGGGGGCAAGAACCTGCTGAAAATGTACCCCCCACAGCAAATGAAAATAAAGTTTCTGATTTGGAAACTTTGAGAGATTCAGTTCTAGAAGAAGACAAAAAAGAAGTAATTTCTAGGATAATTAAAAAACAACAACAAAAAGCGTAGATTAAGGCTATAAACTAACATATATAAGTTTAGAGTCCGTAAAAATGGAGATTAAAAATGTTTGCGAAACTATTTGAAGAAAGAGATAAAACTATTACTCACCTTGTTAAGTTAGGTGATTGCGTAGCCAGATCTCTGCGAGAGAATGTAAGCTTGTTTGCTATTGATAGCAATAATTCACAAGTATCATATCTAACAGAGAGTGGTAAAGTTATTAGTGGAGAGTACTCCATCGACCAGGATGTAAAGCTTGATTCTATCAAGGTTCAGGATTCTTCAGTATTTGAAGATGGTGAACAGCTAGACACTTTTGTTAATGAGAAAATTCACACTTTTATCGAAAGCATTCATTATGGGGAATATTCCTCCGCTGATGATTCCTTCTCCGATGTATTATCTCTTTGGGAAAACCGTCTTAAATTATCAACAGTCCAAGCTAAACTCTATGAGCAATCTAGTAGATTATCAGATGTTGAAAAGATTATTGAGTCTTCCGAGTTTCAAAAACTCGTTGAGGTCTCTCCCCAACTTCAAGAGTTTTTAAAAGAAAACTTTGAGAAAATCACCTTGGTTCCTGAAGTTAGAAACGCTATAAACCTTTCTAATGCAGTTTCTCAAGCATTTAATTTTCCAAAAATAACTTTAGAAGAGCTTGAAGAGAATAAAACCTATACTCTGAAAGACGGGATTACTCCTTCTATTTATGAGATGGTTTGTCGCCAAGAGTTGGTGAAACGAGAGCTTATTGAATCTAAGAAAAGCTTTGATATGATCTGGGCTGATAATGCCTCTATTCAAAAACTGGCTGGGATGATTTTTGAGAGTGATGAGTCCGTTGTTGGAGCTTTGTCAGAGGCTCTTAAAGATATTCCTTATCTTGCTCTGGCCTCTAAGAAAAGCTTATTTAATACTTTTTCTAATTGTCTTTCCCATGCAGACGGTATCGGTGTTTCTGACAAGGATATTCAAGGATTTGCCTCGCGCATCTTTGAATATAAGAAAGATGTTAAGAAGGCTTTCATTCAAAATATTAACGAGAAATACGGAGTTAATATCCAGAACCTACAAAACCCTGCATCCTTCAAGAGCTTGGCTAATACTCAGGTAGTAATTTTTGAAGCACTTTCCCGACTATCTCCTAAGGGTTCAGTGCTTAAAGAAGTTCTTTCTGAGATGGCACAAGGCTTGAAAACAAAGTCTGGTGTTGAATGTATTGATGTTAACGAATACCTCTTAGAGATGTTTGTTCAGGCTGGGTACGATGAGGTCATAGAAGAAGCTTCCGCAAATTCTACTACAAAAGTAGATTTCAAACGAGTTAATAAAGAGCTTACTGATATTAAAGGTTTAGTGAAAAATCTTGAAGATACAGTTAAAGACCAAGAATATCCCAGTGACGAGACTTTAGATGATAAAGCATTAGCGAATAAAGAAGCTACGAAAACACCTGAGGCTCCTCCTGAGGCCACTGTACCACCTCCTCCAACCGAAGAGCCAGTTCCTGATGGCGAGGAAGCTGCTGCTCCTGAGGAGGAACAACCTGCTCCTGAGGTAAAATCCAAAGATGAGGTTATTGGTGATTTAGCTAGTCTGGAAGACATGGTTTCGGATATAGCTACTGAAATTGGAATGTTTGATGACGAAGAGGAGGGCAAATAATGGCTTACGATATTGTAACAGGACAAAGAACTTTTTGTTTAGGTCTCTCTGGTCTAGGAATTGCAGATAAAACAGAAACTCTAGATGTCCCTTTTGTTGATTCTGGTGGAAATCTTATAAAATGTAACTATATTTCAATAAGAACTACTTCCACAGTATCTTTTCTGAATGCTGGGCTCTTAGTAGAACTTAGTGGGGTTTCTCATGTTGGGGATGCAGTAACTGATTCGCTTTCTGCTCTTAGTGCGACTCCTGCCCCAAGTGGCGTTTGTGGTTTTGCAGTTCCTT